AATACTCACGCTCCTTTAAATTAATTATATCATAAAGCTGCAACATTGTCAATAGACTCTATTTAATTTATTCGACTTTATTTTCAAATATCACAAAATAATAATTAGTCTTATTACATGCGCAAACAAAATCAGCCGACAAGGAATAATCCCTGTCGGCTGTCTTACTGTCTACTTGATTTTAATTTTCTGCCCTGCGTAAATAATGTTCGGGTTCTTGATACCATTGTCCTTGACAAGCTTCGCAACAGTGGTCTTGTAGCGCAGTGCGATGCCCGAGAGCGTGTCACCACGCTTCACAGTGTACGTCACTGTCTTCTTTGCGTGGCTTGCAGACGGCTTTGTGGTCGGGCTGACAGCCTGCTTTTTGAAACCATTCAAGCCCTTAGCCTTGATAGCCGCAGGATAGTCCACATAGCAGATGTCCATATCAACATTGCCGCTGATACCGCTGACTCTTCCAGTGGAGCTGTACTGCCACATACCATATGTTCTGCCGTAGTTGCAGCGTGAGCCGTACTCAGCGACCCAAAGAGCATATCTCTTAGCGACGTAGGCAGATATGTACTGCTGTAAAGGCGAACGGCTGATATACAGTCCTGCCCAATAGCCTGCGTGTTCAAGTGCATTGCAGAAAGTCTTGACAAGGCTGTTGCAAAATGCTCTGCCCTTTGCGAACTGTGAACGCTCCTCGAGGTCAAAGTATATCGGATACTCAAACGTCTTGCCCTTGATAGCGTTGATACAAGTCTGAGCCTCTGCCTTTGCGTCCCCGACACTCGCCGCATAGCTGTACCAGTAAGCACCGACTTTCAGCCCTGCCGCTTTAGCAGCCTTGTAGTGCCTCTCGAAATATGGGTCTTTCTGATTAGCGTACTTGCCATAGCCTGCACGAATGATAACGAAATCGACCCCCGAAGCCTTGACCTTCTTGAAGTCAATGTTCTGCTGATACTGTGAAACGTCAATACCCTTAAATGTTTTTGCCATAAAATTACTTCCTTTCTAAATCTTCGATGCGGTGGTTTGCGACCTTTATCTGTTCAGCGACCACCGCATAATCCTGTTCCAACTTATACGTCCGTGCGATAACGGAATTGTGCTTGTCCACACGCTCTGAAAGCTTGTCTATCTTGTACTCGATAAGCTTTTGGCTATCATACTGCGCCTGTTGCATAGTCTTACGACTGTTAGATGCTATGACGAGCTGACACACTACCGCCGAAGCAGCTGTTATCAGTGCAACGATAATTGCTTCCGTCACTCGTCATCACCTGACTTTCTTTTGGCTGACTGCGTGCCAAAGTAGAACGATATCACCACAGTAAACACCGTGATGAACTGATCTGCTGAAATCGTGTGGCGCAGTGCCAGCACGCAGAAAACCGCTGTCAAGAACAGCGTTACAATGGACTTTACATCAATGAGTTTCGCTAACTTCTGCTTCATGGTATACCTCCTTTGTGATTTCTTTGAACTGCTCCGGACTAATAACGCCTGCCTTGACAAAATCTTTGACCTTTGCCAACGAATACACGCCCAGATCATAGAAACGTTTAATAATGCTGTAATACATCACTCGCCCTCCTCGCCTATCAGCGTGCCTGTCATAGCAGCTGTGTATAGCACTTGTGCCATTATTTTGTCCTGCTCGGTCACTGTAGGTTTCTCAAAATCTTCTGTGGTCAGCCCTGCGGCTTTCAGCATTTCTTCTTGTAGCTCTGTCATGTTGTACCTCCTATCTCTGACAGCTTAACAATGTATTCTTCTTCTGACGGCACTGGTATTCTGTAATCATCACCATTGCTGTTTTTAAATGTCACCGAACCGCCTGCTTCGACCTCTATGTTTCGCAGGAAGTCAGCGGGTATTAACGATGATATATCTGTTACTATAGGGTTTGCTAGTTCGTAGTATAGAATAACGCCCTGCATAGCCTGCTTGAAACTTGCTGCATCGGTGTAGGACGTATCGTTGACATGTACACATCCGTCAACGTTTGCATTAGTCGTTATGCCTGTTACATTGGTTTTGCCCCAAAGCTCATTTTGCGTTTTGGTTGGATATTTTGAACAGAGAATGTTTGGTGCAATATCGTAATTTTTGGTTAACTTCTGTCCTTTTAGTTGAAACGTCTCAAACGACACACTATCACCGACACGCCAACTTAGCGTTCCCAAATCGACACTACCCACGCACTGAACGTATCGTTTATTTTCATAGTCAACGTAGTTCTTAGCCGTTCCTGCTGACCAGCCGTAGCCAGGCAGATTGCGGATTGCCTCTGGAATTTGGTAGGCGGTCTGATAGAATGGAGAATAATTGGTAGCGGTATCACCATTTTCTAGCTGAACGTCATAGATCATGCCCACTATGGTGCACAGTGACACAAAATCAGTGTCGGCTACGAACGTAACTACTGCCTGATATTCTGTGTTTGCCGCATAACCTACTTCCGACTTTATCAGCGAACTATCATGTGCGTATGATGTGTTTTTCCCTTTTTGCAGTGACCACCGCAAACCGCTTTGATTAGCTGCATTTGACTTTACTTTGAATGACAGCGTATACTTATTTTCAGCAATAGTCGGAATATTTAGGGCAGTTGTCGTCAACCCCTTTGTGTAAATAACACCATTTTCAATCTTGCTTACATTCGCCCCATGGTAAATTTTGTCGGTGTAGTCAAACAAATTCTTTCCTTGCTCCACAACGCTCTCCGTGCCTGCGCTGACAATCTCACCGTCAATGACCTCAGAATGACCGCCTATTGACTTCACGCTCATCAACTTTGCCCCTGTAGGAACTGTCTTTGCATATGCCGTATCTGCATCTGTTTCAAACTGGTGCGTGATACCCTGACCGATGGAATACAGTGCGTCCACACGTCTTTGCAGTTCCTTGTCCGTCAGCTTAACACGTCCTATTTCAGCTGTGTTTTCAGCGATTTTCCCGACAGCAGTCACATAATCGTCTGGCAAACTATCAGCCACCGCCTGTGCTGTCTGTGCGGCGGTTTCAGCGGCTTTGCGGTCTGCGGCAACCTGTGTGCCTATGGCATCTATGCGGTCTAGTGCGTCCATAGACACATCAGGTGACGGGATAGCTGTATCACCGATTGCCGCACCTATTCTCAGACGGAAAATGCGTGATTTTTTAACTAATATATACTCATTGCCTGCTAATTTTTTCGCCGCTATCTGGCAGCTGACTGTCTGCGCTGACCGCAGTATATCAGCTGTTGGTGTCCACTGTCCGCCTGTGATATCGACCTCATACGTCACACCATCGCCGTAGTCTATCGTCAGCACATAGCGGTCTGCACCGTCTACTGTCAGCCCTTCGACCGACACGGGACGGGCATTAGTTTCACCGACGTAGCCTAGCAGGGCGGTGCTTAGGGCTACATCGTAATCTGAATTTAATGTTATCGTCATTTAATCACCCCTCTTTACTCTATTGCAATATAATCAACATAGTATGTTCCTGTTGGAACGGTTTCCAATGTTGACCCGTTATTAGATCCCATGCAGACGTTCAGATAGTACGACTTTCCCGAACCACTAACATGGGTGCAGTAGTTCTGATATGGTGTTGGTGCGCCTGTCTGCCGTAGCGTTGCTATGACCTGTTTAGGTGCGAAGGTCAGTCCAAGCGGTATCCGCATTAGCGCATTTGCTCCCGTCATCTTGTGTTCCACAGTTCCATAGTGTATCTTGCCGGCTCGGCTCAGTATCTCATCGATTTCCTCGCCTGCGTGTTGCATAGGATAGTCATTTTCAGTGATATCCTGCGCCAATGTGAAATTTTCATCAGCCATTATCTCGCCCCCTTAAAGCTGTTCTTCTACCGACAAACCTACCGCCGAAATATCAGCACTCAGTCCGCCGTCAAAGGTAAATCCTAAATTCGTTATTGGTATATCATAGCTGTCTACGCCGTTGATGTAGGTCACCACGTCACCTATGTCGAAACGTGGATCACCAAGTCTGTGGTACAGCTCAGTGGTGTACCACGAAAATCCGCCTATCCTGCGCCACAGAGATTGTAGCAAAGACTCTGTCATGTACGGATTTTCAAACTCTAGCACACGTCCTTGTGTTGTATCTGTCACGCCAAGCGACAACGTTACATCATCACTGACCTTGCAGATTATGCCCACGATAACGTTCTGCCTTTCTGACAGTGTTGGCAGGTCTATTGTGTTGTTATCAAGCGTTTTCACCGGTTTGCCGTACCATTTTCGGACGTACCGCCCGAAGCGGTCAACATAGCCGAACTGACCCTGTGCAGAGGCCAGATAGGACAACATTTGGCGCATGGTCACGTCCTTTGGCACTGAGCTGACCTTGAAGTAAAAGTATTTTGAGTACAGCACCTTGCCGTTCTTATCTATCAGCCTTCTGCCGTTCTTGTCACGCAGTAGTCGCACCTCTGTATAGTCATTGCCGTTTTGCAGACCAAGCTGTCTGCAAATGTCGTCCTCGACTGCTTTATTCCAGTTTGGCATAGGAATATGCGGCACATATGGCTTGTCCGAGAAGTACAGCCTGTCCGCCATTGTCAACTGGACACTGCCGCCCGACTTTTTCGACTTCACACAGGTGAAACGTCCCATTGGTATCTTTTCGTCTGCAAGTATGCCGCTAGTTTCGTAGTCTACGAGATACAGATATGTGTCATACTCTTTGCCGAGAAACGCTGTTTCAGTGTCACTTATGGTCATGTTCCACGATTGTGAGCATATCGCACCTAGTTCTATATCGTCGGAAATAGATGTGCTTTGAGCTGTACTGCTTGCAGATACTATCTTGTCGCCTGTAAGTATGCTGTTTGTGTCTTCAAGCTCCATTCTCCACGTTCTGCAATAGCTCTCTATCTTTGATGATACAATGTCGCTTACTGTGTACATTTATGTCACCTCACCTGTACCGGAATAGGCATAAAGGTCAAGGGAAAGCACCTTGCAAAGCTGTCTTTTCTTATCCCAACCCCACTGCTCGTATGTTGTACCCTCTGCCCTAAAACGTGCCGTGACCATGTTGAACGTTTCATCAAGGTAGGTAACAGGAAAGTCAGTGTCCTGCATATTCAGAACATAGCTGTTTATAGCTGCCACTTCCTGCGGCTTTAAGTTTGCCCACTCTATGTGCAGCGTGGTCTGCAAGCCCTTTACATCGCCCACATATCGGCAGGTAGACGCAAGCCCTGCATTGTCGGACATTATTTTCTTCTTGTCTATGGTGAATGTTGTCGGCACGGCTATTTCAGTATCACCAAATTTAAGATACGCCATTTTGACCTCCTTACATAAGCGGCGACTTGCCGTTAAGCTTTGTCTGAGAGTTTATATCCTCGACTGCTGCCTTGCCGACAACTCGCTTGTCTATCATCACATTCACGTTAAGAGGCTGTCTGCTGTTCTTATCACCCACCGAGGCGTATTCTGCCAGTGCGTTAAGGATAGCCGATCTCATAGCTGTGTTTGAGGTGTCGGGCATAGTCTGAGCCGCTGCCTGCTCTCTCAGCGATGAAACGTCAATGCTGTTATCTACCTTGCTTGCGCTTTGTATCGCAGACCTTACCATGTTTTCAGACGCCTGCACCGCAAGATATGTTTCGTCAGCCACGCCCAGTGCATAGCCCTCTCCCACATATCCGCCCAGCGTGCGGAAAACTCTTGAAGGCGAGTGTGAATCCTGTGCAAGTCTTGCGGCGTTTATGCCCCTTATGACCATTTCATTTACTGTGGCACTTACAAATGACATTCTGCTCTGTATGCCGTCTGCGTAGCCGTCTGCGGCGTACTGTCCTAGTACTTCATACGCCGTCCGCATACTGTAGTAGTTTTGTGACGGCAGGTCAACAAGGTCTGCAAGGAGCTTTGCAGAAGAATCTTTCATCTTGCTCATACTACTGTCAACGTAGTCATTCATTTCGTCAAAAATGCCCTTGCTCTTGGCAGAGTATTTCTTGAGTTCCTTATCTGACATATCAACAAACGCCTTTGCGTATCCTGCACCCTTTGGACCCATTTCTTCAAGATTATTGTAAAAGTCCTGTGAGATAATGCCGTCTGCGACCTTTTTCTTCAGCTTAGCAAGGTTGTTTTCCCAGTCGGTAAAGCCGTTTATGTTATCGTCAAGATTTGCGATAAGCTGTTCGGCGGTCACATCTGACTTTCCACAGAACTCGTCAAGAAGATCTATCTGTCCGAACACAAGATCGTGCTGGGTTTTGTATGCGTCTGCATACTTGCCGCAGATGTCATTTATCTGCGACAGCGTTTCTTCCGAGAGTTCTGCTATCGAGCCTGTTGTAAGAGCATAAGCGTCGGCAAATTCTTTCTGAGCGGTGTTTGCTTCCTCTATGGACTGTCTTACAGAGGAAAGGTCATTGTTTGCTGTTGTAAGTGCACCGTGAGCGGTGTTGAGGGACAGTGCAAGTGCGTCAAAATCATCACCTGTCAAGCCGTCAGCCTTAGCCTGCTTGTATCGTTCAAGTGCTTCATCATACTCGTTCTGAGCCGCCGCTTGATTTCGCAGTGCCTCTGCAAGCTTGTCCTGCAGCTCTTTCGTGTCCTGCATATCCGCATAAGCGTCAAGCATATTGCTCACCGCTGCTACGTTGTTTTTAAGGCTGCCTGTCTGCTCGTCAAGGGTCAGATTAAGTCCGTCTATATCGCCGTTGAGCTGATCTATAATGGATTGCATTTCGGCTTTTTCATCAGCACTTTTATTTTCAGTTTCATTCAGCTCTTTGAGCCTGTCATTGAGCGCACGATAGGAGTCAGCCTGCTTTTTATTACTGTCTGTGCTGTCGGCAAGTTCTTCGTGAAGACTTTCAACGGCACTTTTGGTGGAAAGACATTTGTCCGAAAACTGTTTTACACTCTCGGACAAATTCACTATACTGCTTTCTGTGACGTCTATCTCATTGGCAAAATGATTTATGATCGCACTGCCTATGAGTGCGACACCTGCAGCGATACCTGCCGCAAGATTTTGAGTTATAGCCATTTCGGCATTCATGGCCGTTGCCATAGCCTTACCTTGTATCATTTGCAGAGTAAGCCCCTCAAAGGACTTTGTGACCGCAGATACCTTTGACACCGCAATGAATGTCACAATTGCCGCTGTTATGGATTTAAGGGCGTTGTGAACACCCTCTATAACGCCCTCTATATTTTCTGCGTCAACGCCCATTTTCTCAAAAAGCTGACCAACTGCTGAATCAAATACCTTTGCCGTTTGAGATACAAAGCTCTTTGCAAGTCGCTTTACGTTACCGAAAAATGTTTCTGTCGAACCTATCAGGTCATTGAAAGCCTTATCAGCATCACCACCTGATGTAAGCACACCAAGAAAGTTCTTGGCGGCAGCTTTCATGCTTGCGAATGAACCTGAAAAGGTGGTGCTTGCCTCTTTGGCTGTTGTGCCTGTGATATCAAGGTTTTGCTGAATTGTGTGGATAGCGTTGTATACGTCACTCAGATTATCAATGTTGTATTCAACTCCGCTGAGCTTCTGAGCGTCCTGCAAGAGCCGTTCCATTTCAGACTTTGTTCCACCGTAGCCAAGCTTGAGGTTGTCAAGCATTGTGTAGTTCTGCTTTGCGAAACCTTGATAAGCGTTTTGTATAGACTGCATATCCGAGCCGAATTTGTTGGCGTTGTCGGACATATCCACCATAGCAGTGTGGGCGATATTTGCAGCCTTTTGAGTGTCACCGCCAAGAGATGAAAGCAACGACGCAGAAAAGCTCGTGACGTTCTCCATATACTCGTTTGCACTTACTCCTGCGGTCTTGTAGGCATCCTGTGCGTTCTTCTTGACGATATCAGCGTGCTTTTTAAAGAGCGTTTCAACACCGCCAAGAGATTGTTCAAGTGCCGCACCCTCAGTGAATGCAGAGGTGACGACCTTGCTTATAGCCGCTCCCACACCTGCCGCCGCAACAGCTTTTTTGAGCTTTGAGGCAAAGGAGCTGCCTGTTTTGTCGCCTGCCTTGTCGCCCTCGTCGGGCAGGTCTTTGAACAGGTCTTTTATTCTGCCTGTTATGCCCTCTGAGATAGGTATTATCTGCACATATGCGTCCGCAAGCTTAGTTCCTTCCGCCATTACGTTTCACCTCCTATCAGTTCTTGCCTTGCTTTTTCAAATTCTTCGATACTTGTAAATCCTCGTGTCTTGCTCTCACTGTCGCCTAAAAGCTTTGAAACAACAGTTTCGGGTATGTTCACACCTCTTGCGCCGTCTTTCGTTTTAGCCCATTGCAGCCACGCAAGCTTGTCATATATCATTGCAGCAAGGAGCGTGTCAAGAGTGACCTTATCCCCCGAGAGCAGCATCTTGCATCGGCTGTCGGGACGCAGACCCATAAAAAACGCCGCCACTGAGGAAAGCGGCAGCGTTTTGTAGTCGTATATGTGATAGACCTCTGCGAGATCGCAGGCAAGCGACATCTCATCACGGCATATCATATGGGCAAGTCCGCAGACAGCCCTTAGACGTTTTTTAGCTTTTCACTTTCAGAGCCTTTGCCACCGAGTATATCGGCAAGCTCTATGAACATTTTGTTCTTTGACACACAGCCTGTATCAGGATCCTTGCAATGATTTTTGAGTTTGTCAAGCTGACGCTTATCAAGAAGCTGTCTTGCCACCTTTACGATAGCGCCCACATTGCCCTCATCGACTTCCACAAGTGATTCAAGCAGTTCCCAGCTATCAAGAGCCTTATCTTCGACTTCATATTCAAAGCCGCTTTTTGTGATACCTTTAAGCATAAGTTGCTCCTTTCATTATTCTGACTTGAGATGAATGTACTCATAGTGAGAATTGCCGCTTTCGTCATTGACGGCAGTAAGCGTTATATTGTAACCCACTGCGTTTGTATCAACATACTTGACCTCGCCAAGTGATGTCACAGAAGCACACGGCACTACGATACGCTTTAAAGCTCCGCCTTTGAGTATAAGCTCGAATACATACACAGCTTCTTCGTCTGAGCCGCCGTTCACCGCCACTGTGATGTCATTGCTCGCATTAGCAGTTACGTTATCAGATCCGTAGACAGTTTTAAGAACCTCTTCACTTAGTCCTTCTATAAGGGTCAGCGTAAAGGTATCACTGCCTGCATTCGTCATATTAAGCACTACATCTCCGCCCCATGCAGCTACCTTATTGTTTGAACGGTCATTGCCGTTTGACAGTCCGTCCTCTGAGCAGTAGCCAAGACACTTATACGCCTCTGTAAGGGCCGTTGTAGCATCTGTAGGCAGTGCAGTACCCTTTTTTGCACGATATACCGCACCGCCTATCTTAGGCTTGCCTGCGGTAACGTTGTTTGCATTATTGGTGTTTGCCATTGTTATCTCTCCTTTTAATCGTAAAATCGTATATCGAATACCGCCTGATAGCGATATCGTTTTGTTTCTTCGTCGGTGTAATTATAATCGCTGTTCAGCTTGCAGGATATAACATCATCAAGCACCACAGCGTCACGCATAGCCCCTTTAACGGCGTGGTTGAGCTTTGCCGCCTCATAAAGGCTCTTGCCGTATGACTGCACTGCAAACGTTGCTGATGATATCCCATTGCTTTCAGACGAGCCTATCTTTTCAAGCAACACGAAGGTTTCCGTAGTTGCTAGGGCTTCTTCCGTAAGAACAGGAACGTCTAAGGCTTCGCTGAGATAGTTCAGAATTATCTCCTCTATCATTTGCTCAGCACCGCCTTTAAGATAGCATTGTTCTGCTTTGTTTCCTTTCTTGCCTTATAGGTCACAGCCTTTATGCTTGCATTCACACGCTTTTTGCCTGCATAGGTGGATACTTCATAGCCGTCACCTAAACGTTTGGCAGCCTTGTCTGCAAACTCACGGCAGATGTTCTCCGCCTCTTTGGACTTTAGCATTTGCATTACGCCCTTTCGGTCAAGAACTATCTTTACCTTATCCATAGCGTTCCACCTTTACTTTCTTATTCCAACTGAGCGGCAGATTTTCTTCAATGCCCTGCGTAGGGATACCAACAGTTTTGAACGTCATTCCCCAGAACTCAACTTCCGTGTTCTCCCAGGTGTGAGTGTCGCCTTTCGGTATAGCTAGCACATAAGCTATCCGCTTACCTGATAAGTTAAGCTCACTTATAACATCATCAGACGACGGCTCGCCTACAAGAACATTGTCAACAAGCTCCCAGCTATCCTCATAAGTTGGTCTGCCAAAGCCGTCAACGCCTGTCTGCGTTTGCACTTTAAGCTTCACCGAAATTCCCTTTATCATTGTTCTCATAGTCATATACCTCCATAGCTCCCCACCTCTGACGAATGATACCAAGCTCTTTCAATTCGTTTTTGAGAAAATATAAAGATTGTCCTGAATTGAGATAAGTCATTGACACCGAATAGCCCATAGCTGCCTGCGACGCCTGCACAGCAGGTGGTGCATTATCAGCCGAACAGTCAAGACTTCTCACAACAGCCTTTGAGATTATCGCCTTTACTGTCAACGCATAGTCTTCATCACTTGTCACAAGGGCATTGACATCAACGCCGTAACGCTTGCCTATAACACGGAGCTTTGCGCAGGCGGTCTCGATAAGACTATCCGCCGCCTGCTGCTCCTGTGATGTAAGCTTTCGTCCGTATACTGCTATGTCGTCGATAGTGGCATAAACGCTGCTCATTCTGTTGCCTGAACGGCCTGAACGGCTGCAAATGCCTTAGGGTCAAGGATAGCAAAGCCGATATAAGCCTCTGTTCTGAGATACACCTCATTGTGTCCTTTCAGATCTCTGCCTGAGTTATCAGGGTCGCCGTACTGGATAACTTCAAGGGGCAGCTCCTTTGCGTAGCCCCACTTGAAAGCTCTTGCAAAGTCGCCTACGATAGCCCTGTCTGTACCCTTATTAAAGTTTACGGTGGAATTTACATCGCAGGCTGTGCCGTTAAGGCTGCCCGGATTTGCACCGAGAGCAAACTCTGGATACTGCTTTACGCCGTTGACCTTGAGTTTTGCAAGAGAAGAGGCAAACTCCTTTGAGAACGCAAAGCCTGTAACGTTGTAGTCGCCAAGCTTAGCAACTGCATCTTCGAGGTTGCTTTCAGGGTCTGCGCTGTCAAAGTCTACCTTTGCGGTGTTGTCGGCAACTGCCTTGTCGATATAGTTATCGCCGAGAGCTGCAACAACTGTCTTTTTTCTCGGGTTTATTCCGTGGAAGCCGAGGATGTCGATCGCACGAGCGAATTTGATAGCTGCGCCCTCTGCAAAAGACTTGATGACTTCAAGCTTTTTCTCGTCTGTTCCATAGATGAACTCGTCACTGAAGCGTGCGCCGTATTCGATCTTGAGCGGTCTCATCGTCACCTTTCCGAGCTTAGCACTGCCTGCGGATTTAGCCTCGCTTTCACCGATAACGTCCGCCTCATCGTCCATAGAGAAAACGAAATAGTCGTTGCCGTTAAAAGATACAGGATCTCTGCCGCTGAGCTTTGCAAGGGTGGAATGACCCTTTACTGTTGAAAAAATGCTTGTTACTGTTTCAGGCTCAAGAAGTGTGCCTCTCTTAATTATTTCTGCCATGATTATTCTCCTTTCAGCTTTTCAAGTGTTTTTCTAAGTGCGTTTTCCGCACTGTTTTTGCTTGGGTCGCCCTCTGCTCTGAAATCAGGGGCATTGTGTGATGTCTTAAAGTATTTTGACATCTTTTCTGCATCGGCTCTTATAGACTTTTCGTCCTCGCCGCTGAGCCTGTCCGAAAGCTCCGCAGGAAGTCCGTACTCCTGTGCGGCTCTCAGTTTGCAAAGGCTCTGTTCAGCCGCCTTGCCCTTTGCCGTAAGGTCTGCTATAGTGGTTTCATAGCCCTTGACCTTTTCTGCCATATCAGCAGGGGAAACATATCCCTCAAACTGCTTTGTGACAGCATTTGTGTTTTCCTCCAGCTTTGCATTTACTATCTTGTCAAGCTGTTCCTGCGTCGTGACAGGTTCAAATTCTTCTGCCATAATATCATTCCTTTCAAATATCAGTAGCTTATCTTTTGCTTTTTCTTTTCTTTAGCGTTCGCACAGCTCCAATGTGCAAGCACCACCGACTCTAACAGCGAAATGTCAGCACCCTCCATAATAGAGCTGTAACCAAAACCTCCGCCTGAGCCTATGGCTCTGTGTTCGCAATTTGAAACAGCCTGCTCAAGTGCAGGTTGTTCTGCGTGGCATATCTTATCAGCAAACAGACTTTGCTCAAACTGAGCTGACGCCTGCACCACCTCAGCAACCTTTGGCAGCACAGCCTTGCACTTAACTCCTGCGTCTTTCATATCACTTTCAAGCACAGCCTGTCCGTTTGCACCGTCTATGGTCACTTGCCTTGCGTGAGGATTTCTGAGATATGAGATTATCCAGCCGTTCCCCTCTCGCACAGGGCGGCAGTCGATAGCTTCAACGAATATTTTGCCGTCAGAAGTTTTAACAGCAACTGCAAGAGAAACATTTGCCGTATATCTTGCATACTTAACACCGAAGAACAGTTCAGGCGTGCCCGAAAGTTTTGGTGCTGTATCAAGCTGATAGTTATGCCATTCCTCCCGGCTTATAGCGGACTTCTGATTGTATCTTAACCACAGACCTAAACGCTGAATATTATCGTCTGTCTGGTCTTTGCCAAGCTCTGAACGTATCTTACGCTCGGTCAGTATCGTACCGAGTGAGGGATTTGTTTCATACCAAAGTTCAGGGTCATGTGCGTCAGCCATTTCAGGTATGCTCCACTCTGCCCAGCCGCTGTCAACGTTAGTACCGCTAAGCGTATCACGGCGATACTGATAGAACACAGTTCCAGATGATACCGCAGTAGGAGGAGTGCCGCACATCAGTGTCTGAGGGTTTGCAGAATCGGTAACAACGTATTTCAATGCACTTTCTTGGTCAGCCGTGTACTCCTGAGCCTCATCTATAACGAGCAGGTCATAGCCCTCACCAAGTCCGCCTTTTGATGAACGTGTACGGAAGTTGATAAGACCTCCGTCATTATCTTTGAGCCACTCGATACGTTCAAGGCCAAACTGTTTTGTGCTCTTGAAATCCTCTTTTTCGGTATATCCTGCCTTTGCAAGACGTTCAATGACCTTTTCCCATGCGTTGTGAGAGGTGGTCGTTCTGTGTGCCGTATAAAGAACACGCTCTCCGTGGATAAGTCCCCAGAGAGCACGCATTATAAGTATTTCAGATTTTCCGTTACGTCTTGGCACGCTGTAGCCGTATTTCATATGCGTCCACAATCCCTCGTCATTGGTCGCCATTATGTCATATAGCTGTATTTCCTGCCATTCCTGAGCAATTCTGCCTGTGCTGTTATATAACTCTACAGCCTCGTTGCCCTTAGTCTGCTCATAAGGCAGGACAAGGGCTGTGGTGGGGGTCTGCCTGCCGACTCTCTTATCCTCAATAGGGAATTACCTCCTTTTGTGTATGAAAAAAGCACCCGTTAAGGTGCTTAGTTCCGATATTTGGGTATAAAAATACCGCCTCGCCGTAGCGGAGCGGTTATTAACTAATATTTGAGTTCAGGAGGTAACTGCTTTTCTCGAATGTCTGTCTCTGATACTTCTATACGAGAAATATGAAAAGCTTTTTTACAGTCATTGCACCAAACATCTCCATATCCTTTACCACTGCTTATTTCAAGCAATCTGTAATCTGTATTTTCTTGTCCGCAATATGGGCATTTGCCTGCCTTATGGAGCTGCTTTATACTCGCTAGATTGTCAAGCCATTTCATACTATCACCTCTTTGTAACCAAGCTATAAAATAATCGTTCAAACCTATAAGCTTGTTTTTCCATTAAATCTAAGTTTTGCTGAGCATATGCTTTGCCATGTTTCTTTAGCTGTAAAACGTGGCACTTTTCATGCAATATGGTTTTTACTAATTCCTCTTCAGAAGAAAATGCACTTGGGAACAAGTCTATTCTTCCTATGTTATTATAGTCTGTTGAGCCATAAAAAGGAAGTGCAAGGAGTTTTTCAGAACGCTGAATCTTAAAGGTTATTCCGCTAGTATCAATAGAATATTTTCTACATATGTTCAGAATTTCTCTTTTCTGCATTGGCACTGTCAACGTTGAGAACGCACCTATGTTTTGCTCTTTTCGTTCAAGGTTTCTTCCTGATTTCATTATACCACTTTTTTTCGATTTGTCAATCCTGCTAAGCACTTCTTTTTCCTTAGCTCTCGCCTGCTCAGGTGTGAGCCTTGTGACCTGCTTGCGTGTTTCGATCTCTTTGCCGTTTTGAACGTCTGAATAGCTTATTTGATCATATGTGCCTGCCTTTTCATTGACGTAGGTTATCTCACAGGTGCAGCGCTTATGCCGCCGCCACACGTCCTTTGGAACATCAGGATAGACGTACTTTCCTGCAAGCTTTGAACACCATGCGCAGCACTTGCTGTGGTCTGAACGGATAACGTAGACTTTAAGTCCTGCCTTACTGCGAAAGTCAGCATTTGTTTTGACATAATCGGTGAAAATAGAGCCGTTTATGTTCTCAACTGACGCAGTGAACTCGCTTAGTGCCGTCTTGTCGGTAAGGTCCTTTTGAGCAGTTACTTTTGCAAGATTTTCTATCCTCTCAGAGGGGAAATCTGCTCTTTGCGGCTTTATGCCTATGCCTGCCGCCTTATCAAGCTGCTTTTGGATATTCTCAGCCACAGAGTTTATAAGATCGTAGTTATCACCGAATATATCACCGAGTATCTCAGCAATAAGCTGTTCATCTGTAAAAGCCTTTGGGCTTTCAGTTATGCTTTTTTCAAAGACTTTTTTCAGCACAGTTCCTGTTGCCTGTGCGAAGTCATCAACATCAGTGAGGTTTGCTTTACCGCTTTCAAGCCTTTTTATAATGCTCTGCAAATGTTTGTCGCTTTTTGAAAGCTTGACAAGGTCGCTTTTTATTTTGTCTGAAAGTGCGCTCATTTGCCGTCACTCTCCATACCTGTGAGAGCCTTTATGTTTCTTGCACCAAGATAGTCAGGCACAGCCTGGTTTATCTTCAAGATAGCGTCGCCCACACCCGAGAGTGCCGCAGCGTCAGGCTCGAAGATAGGCAGCCATGCGACTTTTGTATCTCTGAACGCATCTCTTTGATATGCGTATCTGTCACGGATACAAACGGCAAGATAGCCCACATTGAGCAGACCTGTTCCGAACGTCCTCTGCGCCTTGCGTGCCGTTAATCGTAGGTTTTCATGACCTGCCTTGATAGCCTCTGCGCTGGAGGGGTTTTCAGTGGCAAAGCCCAAGTCATCAAGGGTCAGTCCTGTTTCTCCTGCGAACAGGCTTGCAAGTGTTCTCAGCTGTTCAGTATATGGCGTCATTGATTGCTGTTGAAACTGTCCTACAATGGGGTGATCGCCGTCGCCGTCTTTCGTGAAGTTCAGAAAAGAGGATATCGTAGCAAGGCGGTTATTGAACTCTGCGTCCTCAGATAATCCAAGCACATATTTTTGAGGAAAGCTGTAAAATTCAGCCGACACCTCAGAGCGTTTTATAGTTCTGAGAGCTGTCTGCGTATAGGCAATGCAGGCTCTTGAAATACGGCTGTGACCGAAAGGGCGCTTTGCGTCAGGACGATATATTATCGGCACGAGCAGTGCATATGGTGCAGCGTTTGGTATACGCTGAACAAGCACACCATGGGAGTATATTTCCGTCATGCCTGCCATGAAATAAGCCTCTGTCTTTACAACGCCCATGCTGTCACGCTCAAGCACTGCATAACCCTCAGTAAGCAGATTTGTCACAGGATCAATGATACCGGTGGCATTTGAGCCGTCAATGACCTGCAGGCGAGGATAGCCGTTATCTTCTCGGATATAGACGAAAGAACACGCTGAGATAAGAGCCGAAAGCACCGCAGAGTCAATGAGTATATCCTGATTGTTTGACAAGAATATTTCGCTCAGATTAAATTCATCATTTTGAAATTCATCGAACTGCAAGCGGTCAGCAAGGCTATCGACTGCTTTCGCACACCAACCGACAGTTTCCTTTAGCCCCTTGAATTTTTCGGGAGCAAGGCTCGAAAAGTCCTGTGCGTTATTTTTCATTTCGTAGTACTTATATCTCAATAGCACTCGTGTTTGTTTATCGGCAAGTCTGCGTCGCAGATAGTCAATTCCGTATATTTCGTTTGTCATATTTTTGCTCCTGTTTAAAATTCTGCGAGATATTTACACAATGAAGGCGTGAACGTGAAATTGCCCCTCAAAGGGGGTGGTATGCCCCCATATGCTCAAAAAAATTGGAAATTTCGTGGAAATTCGTGCTTAAATCGACTTCCAATCAAAAGTTTGCGGTAAAACACGGTTGGATACGGCTTCTACCTTTTGATCAAACACCTGTTTTTCTACCAATTTATCAGATTTCTGACGATTGCAACACCAATGAGCAAGCTGTAGGTTTTCAAGTGCTGAGGGGTGACCGCCTTTTGCAATGGGTATGATATGATCTATACAAGCCGACAGAGGGTGAGGATATTTCAGCGAAAAATCAACAGGTTTTCCACAGATACCGCAGACTGTTTGGGTAGCATATATCTTTTTCTTGTTGATACGGAACTGTGTTTGATGTGAGCCGTTTCGATCTGGTCTTGGTACTGGCATTGTATACCTCCGTGCAACGCAAAAGGCACCCCATAGGAGTGCCTCTTGTAAAAATATTATAAGGAGTTTTGTAAATGGTGGAGCAGATGTTGAGCTGGCACGCTCTCGACCTGCATAAGCCCCTTACGGGGCTTAGAAAATTGGAGGTGACTTCAATGAAAGTACAAGTCTGAGGTACATCTACACTTTCCTCAGTTTAAATTATAACACAGTAAAAACCGACAAAACCGACAAATCAAGATTTTTTTGAAATATATCTTTTTATCTTCTTTTCAACTGCGTCCTCTGACATTCTCCCACCACTAACCTGCATAGCTATCTGCAAGTACGTCTTACCCTTGATGAATTTCAGCACGAACATTCGCCGTGTCTGATAGTCCTCTATCCCCTTGATGAACTCCTCCACAGCCCTCTGCTCACGCTCTAGTCGTGCCTGCTCGCACAGCAATGAAAGTGTATCACCGCTTGGTAAGAAGCCGTCTATGCGTGTGCTGTGTGGTGTGTAGGACGGCGGAGTGCATACGCTGATACTGTCGGCAACGTATTTGCCTGAAAGCTCCGCCTTGATATCCTCAATGGCTGAGGCGTTCCTGCGATAGGCTTTCAGGCGTGACATGGTCATAGGGTCGTTTCTTTCCATAGGATCTCTCCTCTCTTATTCCCAACACTACATACCCGTTCTTTATTCCCCAGCCGTTGAGGATATATGTTATCTTGTATGTATGTCCTGATATCTCATGTTTTGCGTGTTCTCTTACTGTGCCGTCTGAGCTACGATAAGACGTTCCGTCAGTCGGTATAAATTTTATCAGATCTCCCGTCTGAAAACCCCTGTCATTCTTTCTGACCTCAAAAGTTTTCTCACCTCTCAGAACGGCGTCACAAAAGTCTATGCTAAGTTTCAGATCATGTGTTTTCACTCTTATCCCTCCTCAATATCCAACAAACTAAGCTGGTTATTTTTCATATCAAATACTCTGTCACGCCATTCAACACCGATATAGTCAAGAACTCTTCCCCAGCCGTACTTTGTGCCGTCAGCATCTTCACAACACTTGTTCATCCAGAAATCCCACTCTTTTTCATTTCTTTCACGAAGCCTGTCAAATCGGTGAGGGCGCTGTTCCATATGTATGCCGAAACCGCACATTGAACAGCCTGTGCGCTGAGCTTTTGTTGTGCAAAGCTTTCCGTCAAAGTCACGTTTTATCTCGCCATAGATTGTAGGCACAGGCACATTCAGGTCAAGTGCAAGTTGTAGCAAGTCCTGCCTTGTAAATATGGCAAATGGTGCTGAACGTATCGTGCTTTTGCCAAAGTAATTGCAGCCGTTAAGCATTAGCGATTTTTCACGTCTGCCACCCTCACTTGCCATAAGTCCTAAGAACGGCACGCTCTTGTGTTGCTTTGCCCAATCATCACACGGCTTTTCTTTCATCCAGAAACAGCATTGTGATGATACCTTAAACGGCGGTATCTTGTAGTCAACGCCCTCATTTTCATTTTCGTAACCGCCAAACAATTCAAGCCAGCGCTGAGAAAGTTGCATTCTTGTATGCTTGCGAAAACCGCCATACTCTCCCGTTTCACCCGTTATGATAGCGTGACGAACTGTCTTGTTCTTGTCCGTAGGGTGTGCAAGCAGTTCTATTTTTGCGGCTGTTTCTTTTGATAGTACAGGAAAACCATATTCCCGTATGATATCTATTTTTGACTTGTATGGGCTTAACTTTATCACTCCAAGTTGCTCGTGTATCTGCTGAATAGATTTGTCTTCAAGACTAGATACCGATACACCTGGAACATAACTGAAACCACAGTAATCATGTATAAATTTCAAAAGCGTTATGCTGTCAAGTCCGCCTACCGATATGTGCGTATTCAGATTTCTTTTGTCACATTCACGAATGAACTCCCTTACTCTGACCTCAGCGTATTTGACCTTGAACTCATACGGCATTTTCTGCTTAGTTTGGAAAGCTGCTATCTTCTGTTCATTGTCTTTGGTACGCTCCTCATAGCTTTTCACTCTTATTCCTCCTCAAACTCAGGACACTCAGTCACCGTATACGAGTGTATCATACCGCCCTTTTGAGCCTCGTACATTCTGTGCTGACACGTCCTCCAACCCTCAACCGGACTGCGGTCTATGGACCATGCACATCCTGTGAGGTATTCTCCTGTTATCTTATCCTTTGTCGGTACTGCGTGGCGGCAGTGCCAGCATAGGGTGTGGTCAGTGTGTTTCATTCTCACACCTCAACTCTTCCAGCCTGCAATACACCAACGTATTGCCGCAAGTCTTGTCAGCGATCTCTGCCTGATAGAAGAACTGACCCGTCTTGCTGCTCTTGCGGATAATGCACCCTGTCAGCTCGTAGCAATCGGAGCCGTTGTAGCTCACCCTGCGTCCGAGACTTTTCTTTACTTCGTGTATCGTCATAGCTCCTCTATCCTCACATAAATGCCAGGTATGTCCGCCCAAAGCTTCTCGCATATCTCACTCGCCACAAGCTGGTCGTCAGTCCAAAAGCCGCATAGTGTCATGCAGTCCTTGAACATCTTCTGCAGGTTGTCTGTGTCAGGCTTGCTGATCTTGTACTCTCCGTCCTTGTGCTTGCCGTCATTAGGAAACAGCCACTTTGTTATGAGCCTTATCCCACAGATGTATTTCTCAGGCGGTCTGTGCCTTGCTAGGTTTGCCGTGAGCTTTTCTTTTGCCGCCTTGACATCGGGTGGATCATAAAATATCGGCTTGCCGTTTCTTACTGCCACCTTGTGTTCCTGTGCCGTAGCTGTCGGCGGTATCATCGCCATAAAAAATTCAGTCATTGTTATCTGCTCCTCTCGTGCGGTCGGTGTGCTAGCCGCCTTATTATTTCAGAATAGATTTTCGGGCGGCTTATGCCCGAAAATATATATTATGTAATAATATACTTTTTCTTCCCTCGGGAAAAAGTCGGTATTTTGCCGACATTTTCTTCCCAAGGGAAAACACCGATATTTTCCTTACACTTACTCGATTTTTTCCTTTCCGTTTCAAAGTAAATTTTCTCGACTTTTTCCTTTCTTTCACTCATTTTTTTAAGCCGCATTCTCCGCCATCTATCCAGAAACCACCATGCTCTTTTAACCTTGAACGCACTGTCTTTTCGGTAACTGCGAGATACTCCGCCAGCTCAGAAATGCGGCACTTGCCATTCTCCTGCACGCCGCTGAAAGCTGTTTCAATGCTCTCCTTGCGCTCCTTGCTGCGGTCTTCATTGGTCTTCTTCTTGCTGAAATTCTTCTTCCAATTCGGTGTGATGTCCTCTACCTCGCAGTCTTTAAGCACGCCCACAGTATCCTCTCTGTGAACAGGATAGTCAAACCACATATTGAGGGGAGCAAACTTCGGGAACTCTCTCAGAGTACCCTCTATACGCCATGCCGTGCGGTTTCTTACCGCAAGCTTAGCCCTGTCTATGTCGGCCATCATAAGCTTGTACGAGTTCGAGTGCAGGTGCTTGTGTGTTATCTCAAGCATTTTTGACGGCGTAACAAGATCGTCCTGTGAACAAAGATCATCAGTATTTCTGTAAAATCTCCTCATCCAGTTCTCGCAGATACGGCAAACAGTTTCGTCCTCCTGCTGCTTGTAAAGGCTGTCTGAAATGTCAAGCTCTGAAAGGTCAAGAAGTGCGTCAGGGTCACGGGCGAATACTCCTGAACCGCTGGCTCTGTCCATTGAACGCTTACCGCCCTGCGCTCCCTTTGAGTGGTGGTGGCAGTATATGACCGCACAGCCAAGCTCTGTGCACACCTTGTCGAACTGGTTGCAGAAGTGCGCCATTTGGTCTGCTGAGTTCTCGTCACCTGTTATGACCTTGTAGATAGGGTCTATTATTACAGCAATGTAATTCTTCTTGCTTGCTCGGCGTATAAGCTTTGGTGCAAGCTTGTCCATTGGTACGCTGTGACCTCTCAGATTCCATATGTCTATGCTGTTGAGGTTATCAGGCTCTAGGTGCATTGCGGTGTACACGTCCTTGAAGCGGTGCAGACAAGATGCTCTGTCAAGCTCTAGGTTGACGTATAGTATCTTTCCTTTGGTGCATTGCCAGCCAAACCACTTGACCCCCTCAGCTATCGCCACGCACATTTCGATAAGTGCATAAGACTTGCCTGCCTTTGACGGACCTGCAATGAGCATTTTGTGACCCTGTCTGAGAACACCGTCAATAAGTGGTGGTGCAAGCTCAGGCAGGTTATCCCACTCAGCACTCAGGCTCTCAGGGTCAGGGAGATCATCATTGATACTCTCTATGTAATCTTTCCATTCCGAAAAGCTTTCTTTTCCTATGTTCTTGTCAATGATGAACTGTTTCTTGCCGTTTCTCATAACGCCTGGCATACGGCTAAGACGTGAGGGATTGCGGTTTTGTTTATCTATGTCAAGACCGCTTTCCTTGCAGACCTTGTAAAGAAAATCAACACGCCTGCGATATTCATCATAGTTGGGAGCGTCTATCTTGACGATAGCGTGAACGCTCTTTCCGCCGCTGTATACAAGCACTGCAATAGGAAGTTCAAGCTCTCTCATCACAGCATTCTGCTGTTCTATAGGCATACTGTCGCTTTCAACAAGAGCATAGCGGTAGTCTGTTACATTCTCGTTCTTTACGCCCTTGCCGTCAAGAGGATTGAAGCGGATCCACGCTCCGGCTTCTTCCTTGTAGTCGCCAAACACCGCACCAATGTCGCCGTTACATTCGCCAAGCCTCTTGATAAGCTCCCCTGCCGTCCTGTCACAGCAGCCCTTTGTTGGCAGATACCTGGTCTTGCCGTCCTTTTCTGTTTCCCACGTTTGCGTAACATAGCCCACGTTCTCTCCTGCCTCAAAGAGTGTTTCAAGATAGGTGACTATCTCCTTGACAGGATCCCATTGGGCAGGCTCGGTGATCGGTATGCCCTCACCGCCGTTTACAAGGGGACTGCTTTCTTCTGCAACTATCTCGCCGTCCCAATCGTATGCCTTAAACTCATGGGGGCTGTATCCTCTTTCCTTTGCCATTTGCACGATAGTTCCTGCAGTCACGGGCTGAGCATTGCCGTTAAAGCCTTGCCATTTGTGTTCGCACTCTCCGCTGTGATAACGGCTGTCTGACCTCGACCAACTGTCCCAATCGTTCACGGAATAGCCCTCGTGCTTGAGAGCCATTCCCACGTTGACCCATTCTTGATAATCACAGCTTGCAGGGTCTATGTATTCAAGCATTTTAAGCAAATTTGTGCTATCCATTCACTTCTCCTTAGTTCTCAGGTGTGTATGTTTTCGGGTCGATATCTCTTGGCACTCTCCAGCCGTTAGCAGAGATACGGGCTATCATTTTGCTTGCACTGTCAAAGCTCCAAGAGCCAACGTGCTCAAAACCTTTGCTTTCAAGCAGCCTTATCTGCTTTGGAGTGGTAAGTCCTGCATTGCGGCGCTTTTCAAGGCGATCAAGGATAAGCTTTGCCTTGCCTGCGTTGTCTATATCGTCAGGGAAAATGCCCAGCTTTTCAAGCTTTGCTTTCTGCTTGTCGGTAGCAGGAGCACACTCCCAGCCAAAAGCAGGAACATATGAGGACAAGTCCTCAGCCTGTATTGACATTTCATATTGTAAAGGGTCAACGAGCTTTCGCTTGCGTGTTTTCATTTCTTTGAGCTGCTTTGCCAAAGACTCTTCACGCTGTGCCACAACGTCCTCGCTTGCCTGTTTTTCTGCCTCTTCGATATCCACTGCACAGCCTGCCTCATTGGCAAGGTTTTCGGTCATTTTCTCAGCGACCTCTTCATTCTGACAGATAAGGTGTGCAGGTCTGCAAAGCTCGTGGCGTTCTGTGTGCCATAGGAAATCAAGCAGCAAAAGTTCTGTCTTTCCCTCGCAAAGTCTTGTGCCTCTGCCTACCATTTGACAGTAAAGCCCACGCACTTTTGTTGGTCTTAGCACGATAACGCAGTCAACTGACGGACAGTCCCAGCCCTCTGTGAGGAGCATTGAGTTGCACAGCACGTTGTATTCGCCCTTGTCGAAAGCTTCTAATATCTCCGCTCTGTCTGTGCTTTCTCCGTTGACCTCAGCAGCGTTGAACCCTTTGCTGATAAGGATATCACGGAACTTCTGAGAGGTCTTGACAAGCGGCAGGAACACAACTGTCTTGCGTTCCTTACAGTATTTGAGCATTTCATCAGCTATCTGATAAAGATATGGGTCAAGTGCCGTGTCGATATCACTAGCCTTGAAATCTCCTGCCTGAGTTGAAACTCCTGAAAGGTCAAGTTTTAGCGGTATGGTGATAGCCTTGATAGGTGAAAGATAGCCCTCTTTGATAGCCTGCGGCAGGGTGTATTCATATGCAAGGCTGTCGAACACCGAGCCTAAGTTCTTCATATCGCCCCTGTCAGGTGTAGCCGTCACCCCAAGCACCTGAGCCTTTGGAAAATGGTCAAGCACTCTCTGATAGCCGTCTGAGATAGCGTGATGAGCCTCGTCAATGATAATGGTATCGAAGTAATTTTCCGAAAAGCCTTTGAGCCTTTTCTCACGCATAAGGGTCTGAACTGAGCCTACTACCACACGATACCAAGAGCCTAAACAGCTTTGCTCTGCTTTTTCGGTGGCACAGCCAAGCCCTGTTGACTTCATAAGCTTGTCAGCCGCCTGGTCGAGCAGCTCGCCCCTGTGGGCAAGGATAAGCACACGCTTACCCTGCCGCACACATTCTTCCGTAACAGCCGAGAAAAGTATTGTCTTTCCCGTTCCTGTCGGCAGAACTGCAAGGACTTTGTTTATTCCCTCAGACCATTGTTCGAGTATAGCAAGCTTAGCCTCGTTTTGATATGGTCTTAAATTCATCATCAGAACGCACCGGCTTTCCAGCCACCTGTCTGAGTAGGCTGACTATACTGCGGTGTCTGCGTCTGAGCAGGCTGAACGGTAGTCACATTCTCGTCATAGGCGTAGAGCTTCTTTATCTTGTTGGACTGTCTGTCCTCACCGTCCTTGTTCTTGTAGTTGTCAACGTAGACGTGACACTTGCCCTTTTTGCCTGTGATAGCGTTCCAGTTCATTTTCAGCGGCTCGCCATGCTTTTTCAAGCCAAGAGCCAGGAAAAGTGCTGAGAGCTTCCACTCAAACTTGTTACAAAGGAAGAAATTCTCTGTTATCTCCACGCTGTCCTCAGCTCCCCATATGGTGAATGTGACCTTAGCCATATTGCAGGGCGGTACTTTTGCCGACCCCTCGTGTCTTGCACGTTCATACTTTGCAACGGTGAAGTCATAGTCCCCCTCAGGGAGCAGGACAAAGTCCCCCCCCTCGTTGACTATCTCATCTTCCCAGCCGTATTCCATAAAATTATCCATAGTGTTGTCCTCCTTTTAAAATGGTACTTTCTGATTTTCTCTGATAAGCGGTAGCATTTGCTCCCAAGCACCTATCAGACAGCCCTGTACGAAGTCGTCAGGATAGTTGGTAATAGGGGTATCATAAGGAAAATAGTTTCTCTGAGATACCACAAGACGTATATCCGATTCGCTTACGCTGTTGGCTCTCATAAGGTCTGCAAGTGCTTTCGGTATGCCCTCAGGGATAACGATAGGTGGTGCAACATCCTCAAAGCCGCTGAGGTCTGTAAGGGGTTCTTCTGCCTTTGGTGCAGCTGTCGGCTGAGCCTGCTGCAATGTCACTGCGTTTGATGTCTTATGAGGTGGCTGCGGTGCTGCTTTCGGCTGTGCAAGCTGCTCCTGCACACGTCTTGGCATCGGCACAGGCTTAGGCATTTCAGCAGGCTGTGTATACGCAAACAGGTGAGCTATACCACTATACTCAAAAGGCATTTCAGACGGAAGTCCGTCACGATTTTTAGCGTCCCAGCAAGGGTGATGTGTGGTGTACATAACACGGTCACCACCCTGAGCCTTGAACTTCTTGCCGTCCTTATCCACAGCTACTGCATATGTTTTGTAGTTTGCAAACAGCACCATATCTGCCCATTCTTTCACAAGAGGCGATATCTGAGAAGAAGTTTTCTTGCCGAGTTTCAGTTCCCAGCGGTCATAAGCGCCCAGCTCGTCAGGCTGTTCAAACTTTCTCATCTGAGCGTGAGCCGTAAGCACAACGTTGATACCGCTGTCAACTACCTCCTGCAAGAGATTAAGAAACTTGCCTATCTCCTCTTTCTCGTAAACATAGCCGTTGCCGTAGCCGAAATCTTCAATGCCTTTTTTTTGATGAGCCGAGCAGATCATTTCAATGCAAAGCTGTTCAGCCCAATCAAATGTATCAATGACAAGGGTCTTGCAGAGCCTGCCGTTCATAGCTTCCTTTACCTCGTTTTTGAGCATTTCCCAGCTTGACGGCTTAGGGAAACGTCTGATGTTCAGCTTCTTTGTACTGCCCTCAGTATCAATAAATACAGGGTCGGGGAACTGAGCCGCAAAGGTGGATTTGCCTATGCCCTCAGGACCATATATCACGACTTTTTGTGCGGAGCTTACAACTCCTGATGTTATTTCATACATTAAAATGCACCTGCTTTCCAAGTTTTCGTTTCTGATTTTTCTTCCTTATCGTTGTCCATTGACCTGCCGTCCTCGATAATGATACTGCACTCGTCACCTGTAGAAACTCTTGTGGCTATCGCCTGCAAGCCCTGTGCTTCAAGCCACTTACCAAAGTCTTCAAGGGTGTCGGTATCCATTTGTTCAAGCTTGTCCAGCAGGACAAAACCGCAGTCAGGGTTGAGCTTTCTCACGATAGAGGTAGCGACGATAAGCTGTTCTGCTCCGCTTATACTGTCCCACTTATGACCGTTATACAGCAGCTCTCCGTCCTCAACTGAAAGCCCCTCAAGGGGCAGGTCGGCATTTTTGAGCAGGTCAGTTTTAGCCTGCCTTACGTCCTCTATCTGCTCAGTGAGATATGTATACTGTGAACGGTAGTCCTCAGCGTCTATCTCAGCTTTCTCCCTGTCGAGATTTGCTCTTATCTTCTTGTTCAGTTCCTCGATTTCTGAGATATTCTTTTCAAGCTCCGCTGTGCTTTCGTCCACAAGGTTTTGTGCGTCAAGGCTTGCAAGCTTGAAGTTGTTCACTGCCGCTTCATAGCTTGATTTTGCACGCTCATAGGCGGACTTAGCAAGTTCCAACTGCTTTTCGTAGTATTCTTTCTGATCACGCTTACGCTGATTTTCGCCGTTGCGAGCAAGTATATCCTGCTGCTGTCTGATAAGCTCCGAAGCTGAAACAGGCTCGGCAGGGACGTTTGCGTACACAGGCATTTCCTTTGCGAACTTAGACTTCTGGTCAGCTATCCTGCCGATAGCGGTACGCTGGTCATAGAGGGAATGTTCCTTATGCTCCAACTGATAGAGCGTATCGCCCACGCCGATTATTTTCAGCAGAGTTGAAGCTTTTTCCTTGCTTGACTGATTTATGAACTTCGGCAGGTCAAGTGCGAACTGCTCAACGAAGCTGTTCAAAAGCTGTTGACCGCCTTTTTTGCCTGTGCTGTCGGTGACTTTGAGGGAGCTGTTCTTACCCGAACGCTCCACTACTATACCGTTGTCGAGGGTGATCTTCAAGTGCGGTTCGACAACAGACCCCTCACGCTGAGGAGAGGACGGCTTATACTTGTCACCGCCAAGCGCCCAAGCGATAGCGTCAAGCACAGAGGTCTTGCCCTGCCTGTTCTTACCGCCAATAACAGTAAGCCCATTCTTTGCAGGCTCAAGCTGCACGGCTTTTATCTTCTTTACGTTTTCAAATTCAAGTGAGTTTATTTTTACTGACATTTTTCATTCTCCTTCAACTGGTTTTTCATCCATTCATCAAACTTTTGCAGTTCTTCATCTGTCGGCTCGTCCTCAGGTCTGCCCTTATCAAAGCCCAACGTACAGCCACTTTCAAAGCAACAGCCTGCTAGGTCGGCAGAGCATTCCACATCATCGCCATATTCACGATATCCCCAAGCGCAATCCTGACAGCACTTCATGACAGGATCTATACAGCGTGTCGGTAAGCCTTTCATTTGCCGTCACCGCCTTTTCGCACGCTACTCATCAACGCACTGGCACAGCAGATGTCCTTGTATGTCTCGCCAAGGTCAAAAGCCTTCTTCTCATGTGGCTCCATTTCCTGACGCAGTGCCAAAAGGGTCGACATAGCACTTGCGAGCACTTGACATATATCCGATTTTGTGCTATCATCAATTTGAAAAGTGTTTTCTTTTTTCGTTGAGCTTGTACCTGTTGCCGCAGGTGCAGGCTCATTTTCTTTTAGGTACTCTGCCAAATACACACCACACTTAAAATCTTTTTCGCTTAGCGGACAATTTTCGCAACTAACAGTAAATCCTGTACAGTACTCCACCGCCTTTTCAAACTCCTCTTTCGTTATCATCTTTATCCTCCTTAATATTTCCCCATTGTTCAGCCATTGCAAAAGCAATACCTTTAAACGTTTTGCTCCTTACCTTAGCACGATCTTTGCCAGAATGACGTGTTTCTTCCCATGTGCGTGATTTACCATTAGAATATCGTCCAAACAGCTTGCCATTATCAGGCTTGTCTCCTGTATATGTTGGTCGTAGGACAGGCAGCCCCTTTAACCATAAACACGTCGCCTTTGTGACAAACTGTTCTGAGTCTTCCGGTCCGTTTGAAAACATATATGGGTGAATTATTTGATCTGCCTTTCTGAATACAGTATTCATACGCCCTATAGGGTTTTCCACTGCAATTTTCGGTGCGTTCGCCGACACAATCTGCATAAAAAATACTATTGATTCTTCACGGTGTTTCATACGCTCGACCACCTTTTCAGCAGGTGTGCATTTCAAACTATAGTGGCGTGTAGCCACGTTGGTCAGGTATGTACACGGTGGGTGTGCGATAATCATATCCCATGTTTCAACAGTATGCTGCTTGCCGTCACAGGTGAAGAAATCGGTATTGCCATTGATAATATCCAAAACATCATTGCATATATGCCATTCAGGGTGACCGCCTGAACACATCTGAATATCGCAGCTGTACGCTTCGTGTCCTTTCGCACGGAACGCTTTGCAGACCTCTTGAGATTCCTCACAGGCTATCAGAACTTTCATTGTTCTTATCCTCCTCGTTTTCAAAACGTTTCTCCCAGTGCCTATCCACCACGCTCAGAACAAGATATATCACTACATCTATCCCTGCAAGCACGGCTACTGTTATCAGCAGTATCAACGCCATTTTACCACTTTCCTTTCGTCTGTATCTCGACCTTGACCACGGGTCTGCCTGCTTCTCTCACCGCACGCTTTATGCTCTCCTCTGCTTCCTCGTAGGCAGTTTCTTTTACGCCTACATACCACCTGTACGCTACATACATTGCAAGCACCACAACGAGCGCTACCGCTGCGGCACATCTGATTATCTCTAACACGGCTATCATTTTCTCACGTCCTTTCTGATCTCTCTGCTATCCACTTGTCAAGCAGCGTTGAGTATATCTCATACACATACTCGTTAAGCTTAATGGCACACCCGAAAGGATACACGCCCTGTCTGAGCCCTGCGTTCAGCCTGTTCACATTTGTGTTGAAGCCTGCGGCTTTCAGCCGTTCCACCGCTTCTACCGATGATATTACTCTGAGCATTTAATCCACCTCCTCGATAGTCAAAACATTCTCATGGGGACAAATAACACTTGCCTTTGTCAGAGCCTCGTACTGACTCTTTGCTGCTACTGTAAACACCCTTTTATAATGATACTGGTCTATCGTCGTTACCTTGTACAGTTTCATTGCTTTGTCACTCCTCATTGTGTTTTCTGTCATTTCTGCTTCCAGCGAACATATCCTGCAAGCATTGCTAGTTATCATAAGCGACAACGGAACTGTGTTGTCAAGCCCTATTAGCATACATATACCGAATGCAAGCGGACTTGCTAGGCACAACGCAATACCGAGATAGTACGCTATCTTTTTCAAATTCAACGTTTGCCCTCCTCATATTGTGACCTTGTTACAATCAGCTCTCCGTCAAGAGTCCAATACTGAATGACCTCTCTACAGGGGTCATTTTCTGTGCCTGCACCTTTCAAGGCTCTTGTTACGATCACCTGCTCAACCCTGGCACTGTCACACCCTCTTGGAATAGCAGTAATTTTCTGTTCCACTTTCTCACCCCTCATTTTCTGTCCGTTCAAACGGACTGTTAGCTGTTGACATCACTTGAATGAAGTAGTATAATCTACTCAACAAAGGTTTCAAGGCTTACACCGAAGTAATCGGCAAGTATTTTAAGCTTGTCTACCTTTGGCTTAGAGCGACCATTTTTCCAATCGCTAAGTGTTGTCTGAGGTATTCCTGTATCAAGCGATACACGATAAGATGTAAGGCCTCGTTCGTCCATAAGCTTTTTAAAAGCGTCATACATATATAGTTTACACCTCCTTAACATTATGTTATTTAAAATACTTCGGTTTTGCGGTATAATAAGAATATCAAAAGTAAATATGTTTACTACGCCGTTTATACTCAGATTTTTCGTTGCTTGGTAAATCTTTAGTATGTGCTTAGTATACATCAATATTTCCTGATTGTCAAGAGAAAATACTAAACTTTTCTTTAGTAATGTAATCTTTGTGAAAGGTGTATAATTTATGTACGAAAAATTTAGCGAATTGCTACATAATTACGGTGTTTCAGCCTATAAAGTATCAAAAGAAACAGGAATAAGTCAAACCACATTCAGTGATTGGAAAAAGGGAAAGAGCCAACCGAAAGTCGATAAGCTTCAAAAAATCGCTGACTATTTCCACGTTCCACTTGACTATTTCACAGAAGATAATATCAAGGTCGAAGCACATAACGAGCCTATATATCTTGATGACGAAACAAGAGATATAATAGATGAACTGAGAACACGACCAGAAATGAAGATCCTCTTTAGTGTGTCAAAAAACGTCACCAAAGAGGATATAGAAGCTACAGTTGAGATTTTAAAGCGTATGCAAAAGGATAGTGAATAG